ATTCGGGTTCGGATTCGGATTCGGCGCTCAAGGTACCCATAAAATTGATGACGGAAATATGTTTTTTCGTTAGTGGTACAACCTACAGATCTAAAGTCTGCACGTTACCAAAACAACATGACGGCTGCTGTTGCTAAGGTGAAATGCATGGGACTGACTAAGAAAGGTGGGCCTTGTGGTCATATGGTAAAGGCCCCTGAGACTTACTGCTATCTCCACAGGTCCAGTCCATCTACCAGTCCTACTGCTACTGCTACTGCTGCTGCAGCTCCCAAGTCAGCAAGCCCTAAAAGCAAGGCTGTCACTGAGGTTGTGTATTGTCTCGCTCTCACTAAGAACGGGAAGGGTCCTCGGTGCTCCAATCAGGTCAAGCCACCCGCTCAATTCTGCTATCGTCATAAGAATGGTGCATCACCTGCTACCAGTCCGGCTCCCGGCGCAACGGTGACTAGTCCTTTGAGTCCTGTTTCCAAGGTCGTCCTCCCACCTCCATCGAGTCCTGTTCCCAAGGTTGTTCTTCCACCACCATCGATCCCTGTCTCCAAGGTCGTTCTTCCACCTCCATCGACTCCTGTCCCAAAGGTCGTTCTCCCTGGTCCAGCACCCATCCCAATCCCGCCTCTTGCTTCGATCCCCTTCATTCCTGTTAAGATCCCTACACTGGCAGAGGCCTTTAAGGTAGCTGATCTGACCGATGTCAGAAGTTCGCAGCCCTCTCAGATTCAGATCAAGGATGTAACTATTACTCTGGACAAAAAGGATTTCAGGACAGCCTATATACCCATTCTGGAACCTCTAACGAAAGAGATTGGTTTCGAGAACAAGGTGGGTGGTCACGTTCCTTTCTTCAAGGAGGGAGACTCATGGCCTACCAATAAGGATGGTCGTCCTTTGGCTTTCATAATGCAGTTCGTTGATCCTCGTCCTGGAAAGAATGAGCTTGTGCAACTCTTTATGGATGACATTTATGATGACAGCGGTAACTTGCCTTGTGTATACTTCCGTCGTCTGAATCTCACACAACCACTCACTCATGTTCGTATTCCAGAACCTGAAAACATCGTCAAGAACGAGGACAAGAACACCGGCGAGCCTATCTACGGAAAGGCTCAAAGGATCACGGGTTGGCTTGTCAGGGATGAGCCACCGTCATCAGAATTCATTTACAGTCTGATCAAGCCAGTGTACTGGCCTAACATTCAAGGCATTGGAGACTATGCTGAGTATGATCGCATTTTTGATCAGGTGTATCGTCAAATTGTCGCTGACCCTGAGAACATGGAGAAAACCTACAAGATGCTCAAGATCGATGGTTATGGAGACTCTGTACAGGGCATTGAGTATACGGAATTCATCCATAATCTCTTTAATGGACACTATGGTGATAGTGGTGTTCTTCACATATCAGAGGACGGAATCGTCAATGGTGATATGGCGTAATCATCTGTTACAGAAAATATATAAACCAAAAAAACACATTAATTTACCTATGTAAATACATAGGTAAATCACTTCACAATAAGTGTTATTTGATCAGATGGTCATATAAAAAGGTACATAGAAGGTTATACTTAGTGTATCATTGAACGTTTTAAGATTTCTACTGTGGTAATTAACATGATATAATTTACACTGAAGTAGGATTGTAGGCAACGTATGCAGTAATCAGATGGGGAACCATGCCGTTCTTGAGTTCAATATCATGATGTGTACTGTAGGTGACCTCATCAGATTTAGCAGAAGGGGCGTTTTGAACACAGGCACCAACGAAATCCAAGTTAGCTGAGTAACGGGCGTTACATTCGAAGTAATAGTTTGAGGTATAGTCTTGACCAGCACGAATGCTGAAACCCAACTTTTTAATTCCCTTGAGGTCAGGGGAAGACCAATTGATTTCATCGGTAATGTAGACGAGTGGACTGTTCTGCCAAGGCTTAAGTTTGAAAGTTCCAATAACCTGTAGTGTTCCAGCAAACCACTTACCGATCTCTACTGTATACTCCACATTAGGATTAGCATTGGGAATAGTGACGGCGATCCGACGAAACACACAACTATCGAAGGTACTATGACCTATCCAGTCATCCTTGATAATAGGAAGGGTAAAAGCAGGGACAAAGCCGGGCTTTGTGTGAGGGTGAACGTGCTTATTGTAGTCCCAAAATTCGGGGATCAGCATGGAAGTCATATCAAAAAACGAGTAATCGTGCTCAGTTATAGTACTTCCAGAACTATAATAAAAAAAATCAATTTTAATAGATTATAACTCCATTACAAGATAACTTATAGTTTTTCTAGAAGATAATTTTCATGTGAACTCCTCTTCTAGTTGTAATCCATTATTTTTTCTTCATATACCAATTAGTTAATGAAGGGGCTTTATTTATCAGATCCGGCGAGTAAGGTTCTGATAGTTTTTAATACATTTCTCGATTGAGATAATAAATCGAGAAATGGGTCATATACTTTAATCTTTAGTATTTATGTGTGTTTTATCTTTGGAAGACGACAGTCCTAGTTGGATGAATCCTGAATAGGAGCAGGGTCCTGAGTAGGAGCAGGGTCCTGAGTAGGAGCAGGGTCCTGAGTAGGAACAGGGTCCTGAGTAGGAACAGGGTCCTGAGTAGGAACAGGGTCCTGAGTAGGAACAGGGTCC